CTGGAGTGCCATTACGATAGACGTAGCCGTTACTCGTGATAAGCGGCTGGCTTGCTGTAATGGTCAGCGCATCATCATAATATACCTGAAGCGGGTTAGTTATAGGATCGAGGTTAGCAACACCAATGTAGATGTTACCATTGTCTAGGGGCTGTCCATCACGGTCATAAAAGACGGGATATGGAACTTGAATAGAGAGAGCTGCCATTAGAACTTAATCCCTTGCGTCTTTGGGCTTATAGCCGAAATTATGTTACAGCGAAAGGTCATTGTGGCATTTCTACTGTTGGTGCTGCCATAGGAGTTTCTGGCCCAGTTGTTTCAGTTGCAACAACGCCTGCCGAAACTGCTGGAGCAGATTTTACTACAGTCTTCAGATAGTCTTTAGCCTTGTTGCCTTTTACGCCTATTGTCGCAATGAAGCTACGGAATGGCTTGCTCATTGACACCTGATTGATTGCTCGATCCGATGCGTCACCCTTTGTAGCTACATCATTAAGCAGTCCCTGGAACTCAGGGCTAGAGAACATTTTGCCAGCAGCGCGAATTGCGTCTGGATTGCCCTTGGTCATTGCTTGCATAATATCAGGCATAACGGCTCCAACAATAGGGCCACCCATTCCAGCAACAGCTCCAACGGCACGTTTAGCCATAGTGCTGTCCATGATGCGAGCAATTAAGCCTTCAGCATTTAGCGACTCAACAAGCGCCTGATTTGCTTTACCCGTGGTAATTACATTGGCACGAGCCTCAGTAATGCGCTTCGATACCTGATACAAGTCACGAAGCGTATCGGACGCCTTGGGGCCAAGGGCTTGCACAATTTCCTTGTATACTTGCGGGTTCGCACGAAGCTTTGGATATATGTCCGAAAACTCTGAAAATCCAAATCCGCCCTTTTCTGCGCCACGCGAAGAACGAATAACTGATCCAAGCGCCGTTGCGACAACTTCTTTGCGAAGATCGTCAGGAACAGTTTTCATCAGCCGCGCAAAGTCGCCGGCCTCACCCTTTGCTCCGCTAGTGATAGCGGTTCGCATCTTGTTGGCAATACCACCTTCAAGGTCTGTGCCAAAAGCATTGACAATACGGTCACCCAATGCACGCTCTTTTGCGTAGATAAGGTTAGCGCCACGCAGTTCCCGACGAACATCCTCACCAGCAACGCGGCTCACGTTGTCTAACTGGTCAGAAGCCAAGGCAGCATAAAGCCTTTTCAGTGTTGCTTCGTCCATTGAACCATAGGGCGATTCTTGGCGGCTCAATGCCTTACCAATTAGATTCTTTTCACGGATTAATCGACCATAGGTAATGTCGCCACCGCCAGCTTCGCCCGTCTGGAACAATCCAAGCAGTTTCTTTTCTGGCGCAGTCATGCCTTCCTGACCAACTTCGCCAGCAATGTCTGTCAGAGTGGTAAACAGGTTATCTAGCTGCACAGGCGTTTGCTTTGGAACTGCGGCATCTACTTTCTTGTAAATGTCGCTAGCTTGCTTGTTTAGCTCTGCACGAGTGGTTGTTAGGCTATCTTTCACGCGCTGAGACACAACGCCTGGAGCAATCGCGCCTTCAACGAACTGTGCGTCAAATTCACGCATAATGTTATCAGCTTGATCGACAGCATTGGAAACGGCCGTTCTAAAACCAGCCTCTGCCTCACTGCCAGCAAGTGAACGCGTCAATCCAACAGCCGCACGCACCTGTGGGTTGTCAGAGAACACATCAGCAGGAACATCAATGCCAAGACGCTCTGCCGCAGCTTTCGCTTCAGGGTTGATTTGTGCTTGTTCAGCTATCTTGATTTGAGCGTTTTTAGCTGCGCCGCCTGTTCCAGATGCCTTATTGATTAGCGTGCCAAGTTCAGCCGCAGCTTCCTCTGGCGCAACAGCAGCAACTGCCTCAACAGGAGCAGCCATGCCAGCAGCGGGAACCTCTGGGACTATGCCAGCAACAGGAGGAACTGCGCCACCTTCAGGTGTTGGCATTGCTTCACCAGCACGCCCCAAGAAACGCTGCGCCAATGCACCCGTTCCTGCACCAGTGGTAAGACCGACAACAGCTGGCAGTGCACGTTCCAAGATGCCTGCATCTGGAGCAGCTTCACCAGCGCCATATAGACCGCCATAGATTCCGCCGCGTATCGCTTCACCCGCTATAGTACCACCAGGGCCAACACGCGAAAGCGGCGACAATGCGCCACCAATAACTTCACCAGCCATTGTCGTAAGTGGATATTCTTGTTGTGCGAATTCACCAGCGGCTTGAAGCTTCGCAGCCGCAGCAGGATCGACCAATGCCAATGCTTCTTCAGCAAGGTTTCCGGTAAGACCACGAATTGAACCAGCCGCCAATGCTGAACCCATACCTGGGCCGGCGCCTTCACGAACGCCTGAACGGTTAGGCGTGAATCTAATTTGACGAGCAGTGTCAGATTGCAAAGCTTCAATAGTTGCAGGCGGCAAAGGCTCAGTGCCTAGCTGAATGGCTAAGGCATTAACTTCGTCAATTGATTTTCCACTCTGCCATGCGCCCTGAAGAAGGCTAGCAATCTCAATATCACGGTCTGTAGCTATGCGATCGCCTTCAGCAACCTGCAATGCTGGAACACCTTTTGGGCCAGCCTCTGCTCCTGCCGTAGGTGGAACAATTGGATTACCTTGTTCATCAATGAAGCCAAGGCTCTGCAAATTCTTATTGGCCTGCTCAAGACCATACGGGCCAGCCGCACTACCAAGGCCAAGTATGGTTAAATCCCGTTGCCTTTTAAGAGTTTCCCGCTCTTTTGCATCAGCACCTGGGCCAGGAAAAAATATTGATACTTGGCTTCTAATTTCTTCAGGCGTAATCGCTGCGCCACTTTCACGGCGCAATGTTGCCATTGCAAAATTCTTAGCTGCCGAACGATAAAGGCGACGATCAGTATCTGAGAATCTATTAGCTAAGCTAGGAGGCAGAACTTCTTGAGTGGCAAGTGCTATAATATCATCAGGAGATAAGTTTAAACGTTCAAGTTCAATCTGCGAACTGCGTGCGCGTTGATAAAAATCAATGGCTTTAGATTGACCTTCCGTTAAATCTTTAGCTCCAGCCTTTGCCGCATTAGGATCAGCGGGGCCACCAGGAATAATCTCTAGATTGCCTTCAGCATTATACCGATAGCCGCTAGGGGCATCTTTAGGCTTTTCTGGTTTCTCAGGAGCAGGAGGCACATAGAGGCCACCAGGCACTTGCTGCACCTGATTGGGCTTTGCAACAACAGGAGAGCTATCCCACCAATTTTCTTGAGCAGCCATCAATTAATCTCCAAAACGTCGCCGTGATCCACTAATGTCTGGAGCATTTCCCCAGCCAGGATATGTTATATGAATTGCGCCTTTGTTGCTAGGTGCAACACGAGCGCCAGGGTACTTTTGCTTCACCAATCTTATTGCTTCAGCCGTTGTCATGTTACCAGGCGGTATAAAATCTATGGCATCACCAGCAGGATGATAACCAACGTCTGTCTTGGTAAGCCCTTGCGCCTTCAACGATGCTTGATGCTTTTTCGTTCTAAAGCCGCTTGTCGGAGTAAATCCTAAAGCGCCCAAGTCCTTCACTGGGTCTATATTACTTCCCTTGAAAGTTACCAGACGGAGTAGCCGTCTGACCTCCTGGCTTTGTTCTGATGGAGCCGTCTGGGGCTTCATATGATGTGCCAGAAGGCAGTCTATCAAAGTCTGCTTTAGTGGTTGGCTTAGGCAATGGCCCTTTTTGCACATTAGTTGGCATAGGCCTGCCGCCCAAGATTGCCTGAAGCTCCTCAGGCGTGCCGCTAAAGAAGCCACCATTAGGAAGGTTCACAGAAATCTTTTCACGATCGCGCTTCAAAGCATCTTTGAATTCAGGGCTTCCAGGCTCTAAACCTTCTGCGATTAAGTTTTTAATAATCGAAGTGTCTAGCTTAACGTCTGTACCAAAAATCTTCTCATGCGTTTCACCGCCACCATAATTATAAATGATGGTCGATAGCACAGCTTCCCGCGCCTTGGGGTCTGTGGTGGTGTTGTATGTTGCCTTAGCGCGCTCAAATGTCTGAGCTAGGTCTGGACGCTTTGAATTGTTCAACGCCTCAATACGCTCATCAAATAACTTGTTTACATCTTCTGGCCTGTTTTCTCGATTGAGAATAAAGGCAGTTTGCGATGCTTCAAGAATAGCCTTTTGATCGCCTTCACCCATCGTCTTGCGATAGCCCTCGACTTGCTCTTTCGCTTCTGGGTACTTCAGATAGAAGCTAGCAAAAGATTGCGTGTCTGGCTTTTCCATAAGCGCAGCCAAATCTGTCTGCAAGCTTTGCTGCCTTGCCATCTTTGCGCGACGGTCTTGCTCTGCCCGTTGCAACGCAACAGACTCCAGAAATATCTGCCTTGGATCAGATGCAATGGAATAATCTCTAGCCACTAAAAGAATCCCTTAGCTACGCCGCCAGCACTACCTAATATATCACTGAACATCTTGCCCTTAGCCAAAGCTCCACCAGCCTGTGCTTCGCCACGCTTGCCAAGAATGGTTGAAATGTCGCCAGCCGCTTCCATTCCAGCAGCACCAACGCCAGCCGCAGATCGTTGACCAAGCGCTGTCAGCCCACCCAAACGACCATACTGCTGCTCAAGGAACTGATTTAACAATTGAGGACGGAACTGGGCTAGTGCGCCTTGCACGTTGCCGCCACGAAGACCACCAGTTGCCGAAGCGCTCTGTAACATAGCTTCTTCACCTTGACGCGCCAAGGCTTGGAATATTGGGCTTTCTTCTTGCTGGGTTACATATGCTTGCTGCGCTTCAGGGCCAGCAAGACCTAATGCCGCCATCTGTGCTTGCAGGGCAGGGCCACCAGCCTCAGTGTATGGTTGAAGCAATGTCCGCAGTTCTTCGCGTGCCGCACGGGTTTCATCAACGCCAGCTTGCAGTGAAGCAGCCTCAATGTTGGAAGCCTTTTTGGCAGCGCTGCCCTTTATTAAAGAGCCGCCAACGCTCACAGCAGCAGCAATACCAGTTACTGGATCAGGCATTAGACATTTCCTTCATATATTCCTCAAGGCTTTCGCCATAAAGCTTTAGCACAACGTGACCTATTTCCATTGCCGCCTGTGTGCCGTGAACCAACTGCACTGTAGCAAGAACAATATCATAATACCCAGCACGCCAAACAAAGCTAGTAGCGCACGCATTCCCAGATAGCTCAACAGTATCAGACGCCTTCCACTTTAGGATTGCAGTGCTGACAAGGGGAAGCAATACTAAAGCGTTAACTTGATAGAATGGATTTGACGGCAATCCTACTAAAGCAGCCCAAATCGCCATGTCAGCATCGTCACGGTCTATCTTGTCGCCATCAACAATGTCATCAAAAAGCTGAACAACTTGCCATAGGTCAATGAGCCACTCAACGGCATCTTCGGGCAAAGCTAATGCTTCCACAAAGTTCCGACGCAACCAGTATTCAGGCGTTCCGCTTTTAAGCATATTAAGCTCTCTGCTATTGAGCTACAGGCTGCTCTTAAACGCTCTGTAGCCAAACCATAACACAATCAATCTTCAAATTCAAACTCTCGTTCTTCCCACGCTTGACAAGCACGAAGATCATGACAAATAAAACTGAATTTGTGACAATAGCCACGGAACCCAGCGTCAACATCCCAATCGTTCCAAGGTATCTTGTCCATCTTGGCTTGTGTCAAGGTGCTGTTGTCGTAATATTCGCAGTTGGAGCAGCGGCGGCGACGAGCTTCTTCTTCGTCTACTTGCCACGCATTAGCTAGTGCTGACCAGTATTCAGGGTTAGCGCCACGCTCATTGCTGGGATTCTCAGGGCCAAGCATCCAGTCATCAATGACCATCTTGGTGTTCTTCTTGTTCTCAGCAGTCGTGATGAATGGTTCGCTTTCACGAAGCCCACCGAAACCTTCGATAATAAATGCTGGCTTTTTCATTATGATATTTCCCGACCAGATGCGCGGATGTTGATGGCTGTAGCCGTTCCCGCAATAGTTGAAATAAATCCACCAGACGCAAGTACCTGACCGACCAGTTCAGGGAACGTATAGGTTTCCGATGGCTGAAGCGTTTTGGTCTTGACGATCAGGTTGTCATTACCTGCGCTACCAGATACCGTAACAAGGTTGACGCTAATCGTCGCAGCCGTTGCGCTGTAATTAGTCGCCGTAAACTTGTCGATGACCGTTGTAACGCTCACCGCAGTGTATTGCGTTGTCTGCGCGTTCTCCGCAGTCTTTGCTGGAATCAGAACTCTTGTTGCAACTGCCATATTACGTCTCCAAAGAACTTATATTATCTGTTACCGTCAAAATGACTGACGGAACGGAAGGGTGTACGGCAGACGCCGCTTCAGCTAACAAAATAACAGAAGTATCGTCTACTTCCCACATTAATTCAATATAGTCTCCAGCGTTTAGTTGGATGACGTAATTCCATGCAGCCAAAATTTCAGAGTCATTACCCTGTATGCGTATCTGTCCTGCGCTGTCAGGGACGTTGACGCCGTTCTTGCGTAGCCATATCCACACCAACCCAACGCCGCCGGACGTTTTATCTACCTGCGCCGAAAACTGCACATTGTACACGTTAGGGCGGTCTACGTAAATGCGTGATGTGGGCGTGCCGCGAGTGACACCTACCGACAAATCAACAGTGTTGAACGTCATGGCGTAGGCTGTGTTGATAGCCGCCGCTGTCTGTGATGTCGTGTCGTAAAACGAACCATAGCGAGGCGATCGAAACTCTTTTGGTGGTGGCATCTGTTGCAATGCCGTAATCTGTTCCTGCAACGATGCGACCTGTTCTTGCGATGCCGATGCTGGCGCTCGATCAAGATACTCCAATAAAGACTTCATTACCTCAATAGAGGATAGTGCTTCGTTTGCGGATGCCACTGCGTCTCCAGCCAAGATAGTAGCTTCCGTAACGCTAAAGGGAGCCACCTCATTGCTGACAACTTGAAACAGCAATTCAAACTGCTTAATCTGTTCATGATCTTGCAAGAACGATGCCAGTTGGTCGCGGGTAAGATTGAGCCTCTGAACCATATTAGTAGGCTAACGGCTCGATTGCCGCCTCTAGTCTAGCAAACGACATGTGCGCGTCTGACGTTCCTTGGAATCGCTGTATGCGCCAGTTACGCATCCAACCCTGCTGGAACCACACCAAACGCTTTGCACGCTGTCCTGTAGTGCCAGCCTTAATGAACTTCTGCTGGCTCCACGTTTCGCCATCAGTTGAATAGCTAGTGTTGATTGTTGGGTCGATGCCATATGCAACGGAACCAGTTAGACCAACCAACTCAAGGTTCTGAATGATTGCGCCACGGCCTTCGTTGTAAACAATCGTTGTGCCAAACTCCCAGCGCACTTTTTGTCCGTAATGGGTTGAGATATCGCTGACCATGTAGCCTACAGCTACATCTGTTGGGTCGCCCACCAGCCACTTGTCATAGCAATACACAAGGTTCTGTGCGCGATACTTCGACAAACCAACCAAGCTGCTTGTCAGGGTGAACCAAACTGGCTGGCCTAAGTCCTGCGAGGCCGCGCCATCAAACACAAGCGTGCGATCGGGCAAGTGAATATATAGATGCTCGTGTGCCTTATCATTACGCGCTTCCAGCTTGACCGTAGACAGTTGTGCTTCAGTAAACTCAAGCAGAATTTGGTCTATCTCTTGCGTGCTGATTTTATTCGCTTTGGCATTGCCGCCAAGATAAACGCCAGGTGCTTCATTGAATCCGCTACCAAGGAAGGCAATGCTCTCCAGATAGACGCAGCAAGCATGAGTGCCGACAACGCCCTTTTCAACCTGAGCGCCCTCAATGCGCTGGAACGGAAATAGGTCACCGCCTACGTTGTCAAAGACTTCAATGGTGTTCCGGTTCAGCGCGTATATCTCATTGCGAAGCTTCAGCAGCGCGACAACTGGATCTGGGTCAATTTCAGACGAACCGTATTTCAGGGGATTAACCTGCGTCGGGTCGCTTAGTTCCGTAACGACAAGAAACTCGCCGTCAGTGGTCATGAAGTAGCCATCTACCCAAACCACATCCAGAACGATTCCAAGGTCAGGATCGGTGACTTGAACAAGGCCAAGGCTGGGAGACCAGTAAAACAGGTCTTCGTTAGATGCGATAGCCAAGCGATCGAAGCTGTAGTCCATCGTCACTAGTTGACCGTTGTTTCCAACGTCACCCAGAATCGTTACCGCACCTGTGCTGGACACTGTGACAAGCTTAGAACCCATCACGCGATAACAGACGCCATTCCAGTTAATGCCGCCACGATCGATGCCAGGGCCAGTGCCGTTAGCCACCAAGCCATCAGCAGGACGCAAGAAGCCTTCGCTTATACCATTACTCTTTGGCACTGGAATCATATTGACAGGATAGGACGTACGAAAGTCCGGCCCATTGTCCGTGTAGATTCCATTGACTATCGGAATTTGAACCATGTTTTATCCGACAAAGTTAGAGGAGGATGTAGCCGCCATCCTCAAGTAATAGAAAGTCGCCGTTCTCTTGCAACAAAGCGCCTAGCACTGGGCCACCGCCTGTGTTGAAATAGCGAAGGCGTGAGCGCAGGCGCGTCAGCAGGAACATTAGAAGCCCTCGCCAGGAATGATGTGAAGCGAACCACCGCCAGCAGGAGCGATGTAAGCAATCGTATCATAGTCGCGGAACTTGGAGATGGTAACCTGACCATTTGGCGGCACAAGGTAATCAGCAGTCGTTGCAGTAACGCCAGCAGGCCCAACGCGAACAAAGCACTCAACCGAATTGCGGCTTGTGATGCAAAGCGTTTCGGTAGCTACAGGCAAAGTCGTGCTCGCTGTTGTGTTACCAGGTGTTACTGCAAAGCCACGACCAAAGGCGGGTGCAAATGTTTCAATATCAGCCATAATAAACTCCTTTAGTTTCCTTAGCGTAAATTGCGCTATCTGTCACCACTTAGTCTTGTCAGCCCAAAATGCTGCTGACATCTTGCCTTTAGCTATGTTCTTTGCGTGCCTAGCCTTAAAAGATGCACGCTTCTTCTTCATCGCTTCAGATTCGCCCTTCTTTGGCGATCCAGCAGTCTTAGCGCCCTGCTGTCCAAATCGAATGGTCTTTATCTTGTCGCCTACTTTAGCAACGACAATGTGAGACTTCTTCGGATGGTCAGGCGTGCGTTTGGGTTTATTATAGCCGGAAACGCCAGCGCGAGAGAGGCGCGAGTCCTTTTTCACTTTTTCTTTTTGGCCTTAGCCATCTTCATGGTCTTGCCAGCTTTGGCAACGGCCTTCTTCGCCATTCCCATAGCTTTCGCTTCATAACCAGATTTCTTTTTACCCATCATTGGCATTTCAATTCTCCATCAATTAAGTTTAACTTAGCCCACTTTCCACACAGTGCCATTGCTGTAGACGGGAACGAAGTTAGAACCACCGCCTGCAATAGTTGCGCCGAATGTCGCAGTGCTGCCGTCAGTGACAAAAGCGCGTGCGCCAGTGTTGCCAACAGGATTCGGAAGCTGGGCAAAGGTCGATGGCGTTGTTTGCACTGTATTTGCAACAACAGCATCAAAGTTGGCCTCCATATAGGTAATCATCGTTGTCACAGAACAACGACGCGCATCACCTTGGTTTGTTACATAAAGCGGGAACTGATCTCCACCTGATACCTGAGTAACGGTAGGAAGCTGATTAATTGCAGGCATGACTTAACTCCATTCAATAGGGCCATCAGGCCCAGCGTCAACAGGATCGACAGGTAGCATGACGAAAGGATTATCCCAGCGCCAAGGTTTGTTGCCCTGACCGATCGGCATTGTTTCAGGTAGCTGCTGTTCAAGCGGGAATGCGGCTCTTTGCAGTAGCGTGTTGTATGCAGCCTTAGCGGTTGTCTTAGTGTCCGGAGCCACAGCCTTACCATATCCAGGCGCAATACGAATGGCTAGATTGGTAATGATGGCTTCCCATGCGCTGTCAGGCACAAAGGTAGGCTCGTCTAAGTCGCTATCCTGTGGGCTGCTTGGCATTGAATAACCCAAGCGCAGTCCTTTAGCGTTCCACTCAGCCATCATAGCGTCGAGGCGGTTAAGCGCACTCTGTAACTGCTCTGGCTGTAGATCGAACACATATTCCGCCATGCCTATTTCTTCAAAGGCGGCGGACACGAACTGGCGCTTGCTGTAACCCATTTATTCCTCCAACGCCTTCGCAATGCGTTCAGCTAGCTTCTTATCAGAAGTTCGCCCATCATACGATACATTTAGTTCTTTTGCCTTGGCCTCAAGCTCCTCACGGGTTGGGCCAGAGACTTCATCAATCTCATCTTCAACGGGTTCCGCAGGTGCAACAACCTTTTTGGCTGCTTTGCTGTCCTTGGCTTCTTCGTAAGACGCGAACCAACCCTTCGCAATTAATGCGTCAAATGCCTCTTTGTCCGCAGCGGGGCGAGTAGCATATGTGCCGCCACGAGGCTTCTTGAATGGGCCTGGTGTGCGATAGAGAATGGTTGGAAAGTCTGTCATTTCTTTTTTGCCTTCTTTGGCTTTGCGGTCTTTGCGGATTCTTTGAAAGCGGCAGCAGTTGGTGCGCCCTTGCTTCCTACCTTACGCATACGCTCAGGTGTCTTGCCAGCAGCCTTCTGCCTTTCAATGCGCTTACGTTTGGCATTGATGTTTGCATAGAGACCTGGCTTCATCATTTCTTTTTCCCTTTAGGAGCCTTGCTTGGCTTGCCAGCCTTCATAGCAGCTTTCTTCGCTACGTTCAAAGCAATCGCAATGGCTTGCTTTCTGGGGCGTCCAGCCTTTTCTTCCATCTTGATGTTTTTGCCGATGCTTGAACGGCTGTAACCTTTTTTAAGTGGCATCTGACTATCTCCTACAGGAAATGAAAGGGGAGAGCCGAAGCCCTCCCCAGTCTTATTAAGTTTGGTTGAACAACAGAATCCCAGCCATTTCTGGGTTCGTCATTACCACACCATACAGTGTGTCCAGCGTGTAAAGCGTCTGGAAGGTCAGTGGGTCGAACTTCTTGGTCATGACCAATTCGATGCCCTGATCTGTCGATGCACGCATTACGTCAACGCCAGCGCCATCTGGAACAGCATAACGACCAGGCAACAGCTCGATCGAATCCTTACGCCAGAATGGGTTGATGTTCGAAGCAGCAACGTTCAAGAAGTTGAGCGGAGCAGCCGAAGCAGCAGCTACCAGTTCAACGTTCTTGTATTGCAGTTCAGCATCAGTTGCCGGAGCAGTCGCAGCGATGATTGGAGGGCTGATGACCAACGTTGTGCCGCCAGCAGGGACGTCAATAACGCGGAAGGTCTTCAGTTCGCCAGTCGAACGCTTCGTGATGTGGTGAACAGCTTCGATACCGTCGATCGTGAACGCATCACCAGCAACAACGCCAGCAGACGATGATACAGTGACAGTTTGATAACGGTTATCAACGTTCAGGATGCCGCCAGTCGAAGTGGTTGTCGCCTGTGGAACATACTGAGCTTGAGCGCCAGTGGTGTTGATGGTGACAGTTGCCGAGTTTGCAGCGCAACGGTTAGCATAGTCGAGCTTGTAGGTCTGGAAGCTTGCGACTTCACCGACGAACGAACGCTCATATGCATTAGCCGACTTGTTGCCAGTGAACGAACGAGTCGCTACTGCCAAGTTGCCTGCCATGCCGTTATAATCGCGGCTCGACAATGCGAGGTAACGATCGCCAGCCATAACGCCCTGTTCGTTCATGATGCTGTCGCAAAGTGCGATGTCATCATAGTCGCCAGCAGGGGTTGCAACGTCAACAACGAGCGTGCCTTGAGCAGCAGCCAAATCCATAACGGAAAGGTTAATGTCAGAAGCAAGCTTTTGCTTTGCGGAGTCACCAAGACGGCCTTCTTGCAACGCGTCACGCAGTTCCAAGGCGTCCATCTGCCAAGCAGAGCACTTGTTGAAACCGAGCGTCGATGGAACAGAAAGCTGAGTCATCGTCGAAACATCGCCAGCAATCGAAGTGCCGATAACACGATCGAATGACTGAGCAATGTATGGCTGTGGACGCCAGATGGTGTCACGAG